AGGTTTATATTGTTTTTCCTTATACTTTTTCCTTAGAGCGTTGTAGTCGTTCAACGGCTTCATCAGCTTAATCATGGCCGTATAGGTAGCATCCAAGTCCAGGCGAATGCGGCGACCTTCTGCTGACCGTTTGCCCTTGTCATAACTAGACAGCGATGGCATATCAGCAAAATCGCCGATGTTTATAATCACATCCGGCTTTTTCTCAACAATGTATTTGCCGATCCATTCCAGGTGATCTATAGGAACGCCAGGCTTGACCTGGCAGTCAGGAATCATCAAATGCTCTCTCATGCGATTCTGCTTTCGTGGTATTTGATCTGTTCTTTGGCATAAGCAACCACCTCGGCCACTTCTTCCCTTGTCCACTTTCTTGACCTCCACGCCAACCGCTCCATCGCCCTGACGCGCTTCTCGCCATACATATCCACCATGTGGGTGTGGTACTTGAGGACGATCAATGTGTCCTTCATGCCGAACCGATTGCAGCCCTTGCACTGAACATGGATATTTTCTTCAAACAGCACCAAATAGCGCCGCGTTCTCGGAATAAAGTGGCCACCATCCATACAGGTGTAGTGGTCAACCTTCTTGCAAGTGACACAGGAGGCATATCCGTTATCATCTGCGGCCTTCATCCTGACCAGTTTCTGAATCAGCACCGCAGCCGCGTTGACCTGTTGTGCCACTGTTTTTATTTTCTTTTTCATTGGGTCTCGACCCATGTGGCTTCGGCTGTTGCATATTGATCATCTACTGTTACCTCACCAAGCGTCCGGTATTTGTCCGTGATTCGCTGCATGGTGGCGGAATGGCGCAACTTGTACGAGGTCTCGCCAGTGTGGAATCTGTGAAAAAGCCCAAAGGCGTTGTGTTCTGGATCAAACAGATAATAGGAAAAATTATCTGTGGCACAGTTTTCTATAAACAAAAGAACGCCAAAAAAGTATTTACCGTCCTCAGACACAGCCGTAATCCGGCTCACTGTAAAAAAACAGTCGTCAGGCAAAAAAAGAAGTTGGTGGTATGTGTAGGTGTCGGCAACTTCTTTCGACGTTTTCTCTTTTGCTGGAAACGGGACAACTTTATTCATAATCGTTCTAATCCATAAAGAGATGGGTCGGTGAGGCGGTATTTCTGCCCAAGTTCGTTTTGTATGTCCGTCAGGTATTGGGACATTTGCTTGACGGTCATTATTGACGTCACTGGAGTCATCGGCATGATCTCGTCAATAATTTCCTCATGCGTGGGGTTGCCCGCTGTGGCGTGTCGCCAGAATTTAGAGAATATCTCGTCTGCTTTCATAATCGGCAGACCATAACGATCCTTGCAAATTGAGTGAACCTTGCCGACAGCGTATTCCTTCCCCTGTTGCGATATTTCCCCATACCAGGTGTGGGATAGCCTGTTTTGGGCAAGGCTGCGCTTTTCGTCATAGGTCTTGATCTGTACGCACCAGGGCGCATCTGGATTGACCTCACAAAGCGCCACCGCAGCCGCCGCATTTGCTTTCTGCTGATCGGTTTTGATAATCCAGAATTCACCCTGCATTAGATAATCCACCCCGTTGTTTTCTGAACCGCTTGTTCATAGCTCGCTTGACCTTCTTCCAGACTCCTGCCCGTTTGACAATGAAGCCCCGCTTTCGAGCAGCACTCAAACAATCAACTTCGTCTGCATCAATGAGCTTCTGTTTCATCTCACCACCCCTTGTTTTTCTTACGAATATCAAGAATCATCCTATCCACTTCTATCGCTTGATCCTTGCTCATTCCCTCGACCTTCGGAGCAAAAGGCTTCCATTCCACCAGCCCAAAGTGCGAACGGGTCGAAGGGAGTTTCAGGTATTCCGTTTTCAGCTTCGCGGTCATCCTTCGTAAATCCCCTGGTGTTTTCTTGCTTGGCTGCTCCATCGTTCATATTCGCCCCGTTTTATCATCCCAAACGTACCGAAAGATTTTGGCCGTCGGCTCTCGTGCTGCGTCGGCCCATTTCTCGCTTGGGCAAATCGCGCCGCCATAGCCCGCATAAATTCGATAGGCATCACAGGCTATTTCGTGAGTGGCACATTGCTTTGCTTTCTTGCAACCGCTACATGGTGACAACGCCCTTTCTTGGCTGTACTTGCGGGGCGATGTGACCTCTGCTGGGATCATTTCGAGCCTGTTGATTGATCTGTGCATGGATAGGTTCATAAGTGCTTCAGATGGCCGCTATGGTGCTGATAATGCGTTCCTGGATGGGTCGCCAGTGGTCAGCCCCATTTGCTATTTCCATGAATACGGCATAGCGCCTACCCGGATAGGTTGCGTTCCGGGCCACGGTTAGCGCCTGGCTTCTGGTGTCTGCCCTTGCCACGGGAAAGCAATCGGCGCACTGGATGTAATAAAGCCGCAGCGGGTGTTTATGAAATTCTGTTGTCGGCTTGGCTTCTCCGCACTTCGAACAGGTTTTTCTAAAGCCAGAAGCGGCTTCGGTTGTGTCCGTGATGCTTTCAATGTTCGTTGCGATATTCACGATAAAACCCCTTTCAGTTTGTCCAATTCTGATCTGCCAAATTCTTTGCTGGCCGGAAGGTGTGGGAGCCGCTTGTTATCACTAAACAACTTATGGCAAGCCTTCACTTCGTTTGCCGCCTTAATAGCCCCAACACAGCGACCAATACTGCAAAACTCCCAACCGTCTACATGGTTTTTCTGTTGTTCTTGTATCCAGAGAATCGCCTTGTCTAGCTGCCCATCTGTGTGGCCGATGATGTGGTCAGCCCACAACCGCTTGCTGACCTCAATCATCCGAGCATCTTTAAAAAGCGCATCGTATTGATTGGTGTAAATACCTTTCAGCTTTCCATAAAAGCTCCCAACCGATTTGCGCTCTTGCTCGTTAAAAATTCGTGGCGCTGTTTCCGTAGGTGGCTTCGATGATGGCGTCCTGGTTGTTGCTAGCTCTAGTGCCACTTCCTTTCCCCTTTGCGTTCGCGTACCAATCAGCTTTAAACCCCGACCAGCTTTCTGCCGCGCTCATGTGTATAGCTTCGCTGACGGTGATGCCCGCTTTTGTGATTTCGTTTAGGATGCTTTTGAAGGCCAGCTCAGAATTGACGGCCTTTTTGTTTTTTCTTACAGCCAGCCAAGTATTAACAACCTCAGAATCAACACCGTGATCAAGAAGTGATTGTTTGAAACTGAATACAGGAGCCGAAGGCGATATATCTTTACTCTTTTCTTTTCTATTCTTATGTAATCTATTCTTATCTGGTGAAAGTTTCTTAAAGTTACTTAAAGTTTCTTTAATTTCCCGGCTCTGTGTCATCGTGTTGTCGAGGCGTTTGGCCAGCTTCATACAGGTGATATGATGGTCCCCTGAATACTCAAACAGCCCCAGGTTGACCATATCAAGCATGATCTTCTCAACCTTGAGGGTGTCTATCTTTAGATGGTAGCCAAGCACCTCTGCGTCGTGTTTAAGCTCAAAGGTGATGTTGTCTGGTGTAACCCTAGCGGCTATCAGTTCAACGCAGTACCAGTAAAGCGCGTAGCCTTCAGCGCCATAGCGCATTAGCACCGTTTGAAGTTTGTCGACGGTGTGGGCGTTTGAGTCGTGCTTGAACCACTTCATGCGGGAACGCCGTCAGCGTGATAACTGCTGACCCTTTGCCGGATTGAAAAAAAGCCCTCCAGGTGCGTATATTCGTCCATAAACTTTCGGGCATAGTGAGAAATCCAGCCATCATCTATTTTGAATTGACAGCCCTGCTCTTGAAACATTGTTTGCCACCTGATCCGGTGAAAGATGCTTTTTGCTGAATAGTGCTTTCTTCTGTGGGCCGCTTGTAACGCATACCTCACAAAGGCTTCATAAATCTCAGGATTATCCTGGCAATGGATGTCAAAGTTTTCTTTTGTCCACTTACCCGATGGCGTTATCATATGAAAAACACTCCCAAAGAAACGCAGATCGTTGCTCCCACCAGCGTCGCGTAAATTGGATATAGAATTATATTCATAATTTTTCGC